GCTTGTGCTTCAAGTAATGCTATTTGGTTTTCGTCATTTTTGTTTTTATCAAACTGTGCTTGGGCTGCTGCTATTACCGCATCTGCATTTGCCAACATCAACTTTTCCTGCTCGTCTAATACTTTTGCAAGTTTATCATTTGCTTTTATTCGCTCCGCTATAGTTTTTGTTTCGTCATCCCTAATTTGCCTTAGCTTTTCTGCTTCCCTATCCTTTTGTTCTAATATTATTTGGTTTTGTGCTATACCTATGGCTGCTGCTCTATTTAGTTCTGTTGTTTCTTCTGCAGCTTTTAAAGTGCTTTTGCCATATTCGGTAATGCCCTTTATTACAGAAGGCGCTACCTCAACAATTTTATCAAAGGTGTCAGGCACACCCGTCATTACATCTACCGCTTCCTTACCTGCGTTTTTTACTTCTTTTAATGCACCTGTAAAGTCTCCCTCAATAACTTTTTTAACTGCACTTGCCAAGAATCCTAACGTATCTAATAGACTATTAAACCTTTCTGTAATGTTATTATAAATAGCATTTCCAAAGTCATATAGGGATTGGACTGGGTCGTTAAAAATACTTTTAAAATATCCTATAACAGTTCCTATGTTATTGTTCAAGAACGTAAACAAATCATTAAAGGCTAAACTTAAAGCCTCCATCCCTGTATTAAATATATTTACAACCTGCTGATTTTGTCCAAAAGTTTCCTTTAAAATATCAAAAGCCTTTACAACCAAATAAACTACGCCTGTTGTTTTTCCTATATTTTTTATTGCAACACCAAAACTTTTAAACCCTTTAGAGGACTTGTCTGTACTTTTCTTTAAGTCATCAAGACTACCCTGTAAGTTGTTTATCTCCTTGTCTTGTTGATTAACAATTTTGCCTAATTCAGATGCATTCTTTGCAGCCTCCTTATACTTTAATTCAAATTCAACACCTACTTTTTTGTATGCCATAACTCTGTCTTAAATATGTTGTATGCTTCCCTTACACTTTCAGGGTATTTGTTTTTGCCTAATGCTATGGCAGTATGTTCCCCTGTTTGCTTTGTTTGTTTTGCTATTTCTAATAAATTTAATATGTTTTCTATCATACCGTTCCTGTCCAATCTACAGTTATGTTTGTATTATCACAAGTTTTAAATCTTTTATCTACCGAATCGGCAAAGTACTTATCTTGGTTTTCTATTACAAAGTCTTTTACTTCGTTGATTAATTCCAAATGACTAAGACCCGTTGTAAGGTTTGTTCTTATTTCGTTGATTTTATATATCCTATCAAACACAATAATCCTATCTGCTAAACTTAGGTTTAATATTACCCTAAGAGGAAGGTAGGCTTTGAATTTACTTAACCTTCTTTTTTGATCAAACGTATCGCCTATGTAATTACTATAATAAGTTTGAAATAACGTATCTGTAAATACAGTTCCTGTATATTCGTTAAACTCTGCTTTGAAATTTAAGTTTTGGCTATCTGTAATGTCAACACTATTTGAAGGTATATAGTAATCTGTTATCCCTACCCTTAAACTTGATGTCTTTACAACTCCTATTTGTGTGCCATCTGTTATTTTCTTAGCATAGAACAAAAAGGGTTCTCCTAAATATGGGTCTTGTCTTATATCAGCACTCCAACCCCATTGTGCATCTGTAAGTGTTAGGTCATCATCTGTTAGCCTCTCAAACTTGTGATGTTCAAAAGGTAGTTCAACGTTATATGTGCCTCCTTCTGTTTTGTAAACATCCTCGTAGTTTTCCGTCCCCCATTCAATATTAAATAACTGCTTGTGGTTTTCGCTAAAAAAACTCTTTAACCCTTTGTACTTAAAAACTATTCTTCTGTATGGCATCAAAGCATCTATAGCAGAAGTAGTAGTATCTAAAAATTCTGTAATGTTAAAAGTGTTTTTACTTTGTGCATAGAAATCGTCAAGTGTTTTTACCTGTACTATGCCATCTTTGTCTTGATAAGCGGTAAGGTTGAACATTCTAAAAAGTCCTGTAAGGAAGTCTAACGTTTTCATTTTAGGCAAATGCAATGCTGCATTAAAATCTGCATCTGTCTGCGTCTCTGACCTTCCTTGTAATTGTATTGTAATGTTCTTAGACCCTTCAAATTCTTTTTGCCATTCATTTAGCGTAACTTCTAATTGAAATTCTGCAGATGACTCACTTTCAAAATATACTCTATAGTTTCCTGATGGGTAAGCAGCGTATTCGTTATCGCTTCCTATTGTATGATTTCCATTTAGGTTATCTACTCTTTCAAATATCTCTCCATCGTTTTCTACTATTACATTGTAGTTTTCAGCGTTGGTTATTATTTTGATTTCGTATCTTAGTTTTACATCATCAGGGTTTTCGGGTTGTCTTAAAAAAAACGTTTCGTCTGCAATGTGTTCTTCCCATACTGCCCTATCTTCGGTTGTACCACTTGGACAACAAAAAGTAGTTTTAGAGCGTATCTTATCTTCTTCAAATAATCCACCTTCTTTTCTATGTAGCCATAGGTAAAGGTTGTAAAAATTAGGATTTGTCTTATTGAAAAAGTCTCCACTAAATTTAATACCAAACTTATCCTCTATTGCTTTGACTAAAACATATACCCTAATAGCAGGTTTTAGTTGTTCGTACTTAACACCCTGTACTGTTCCAGCATCATAGGCTAAGTTTCCGCTTTGTGATTCAGTAGTAGTAGTATCATAAAACAGTCTTTGCGTGTGTGTAATTAAAGGCACTATTAAGGCATCTTCGTATTCTACACCGTTTATCGTTACATCTAAACCATCCTGTAAGTAGGTTGTTACGTTGTCAGCATTATAAGTAAATTCTATGTCGTATAGATTGTCAAGTGTACTTAACAAACTTTCTCCTAATAGGTCTTTTATGTTTACCGTGTCTCCAATAAATGTAAGCCTGTAGGTGTGTGGTCTTCCTTCTTTTAATGTTACACCTTCTAATCTTATTTTACCTGTCTTAAACGATTGCTGGTTAAGTAGTAACTGTGATGGTTTTTTAACTCCCGAAACATAGCCTACAACATCGTAGTTATAGAAGTGATTAAATATTTTGTTATTCTCCTTACTGGCAGGTACATTAAATGTTCTTGTAAAATTTGTAAATATCTTACTTATGTCTTTTACATTCTGTAGTGTTTGTGTTAAGCTTACCGCTTCATCTTTAAACAGTTCTACTTCTGTACCCTCTATGTAAAGTTGTAGGTTTAGCATTATTTGATATTGTTAATCTTGCTAAATGCAAATTCAAATTCTAATGTGTGGTTTATTAGTTTGTCGTTTAGTGATGTTTTGTAAGTATGCTCTTTAGTTCTTACAATTATTGGTAATGTTCTACCCTCCCATCTTATCCAAACATTTTCACTTAGCAGTAGTTCTTCTATAGCTAAATTATAATCTTCATTTACAAAGCCTGAATTTAAAACGACCTTTTTGGTTGCACTAACATTGTATCTTTCTTGTTGCCCCTTATATGTGGGATAAGTTAACGTAGATGTGTTTATAATATTTGCTTTGTATAATTCATCTGTAATAGCCATACTCTCTACAGACTTTTTAAAGAAATACATATCCTGATACGCACCAAATTTATTAACAAACGTCAGCTTATAAGGTGTAAATTTAGGCTCACATACGTTGTTTACTGTAACCGTTTTAAGTAAGGTTGTATCGTCTGTATCGTAAACTTGTATTGTGCTACTATCCGCAGGTATTGTTACATACTGTATCTTTTGGTTTGAGTTACCATCGTCTGTTATTTGAGTATCTACGCTATCTATTGTAACCTTTCCTACCCCCTCTGCAAATATTGGTAATTTACCTGCAGTGTTTTCAGGCAAGTAAAGAGTATTATTACTTATTAGTAGGTTATCTGAAAGTTGTGGGTTTATACCATCCTCAAAATAACCATAGCCATCCATTGCCAAGTAATGATTTGTTACAGGACTACCACTTGCAAACTCATCACCATCTGCATCGTATAACCTTGTAATGGCAGTTACCCATTTGGTTGTGCTTAAATAGTCATTGTTAAAAGTTATATCTATGTAGTCCCTAACCAATTCACTTATTTCAAATAATATATTGTCTTGGGTTGATAATCTCGTTTTGGATAGTTCATATTTTAAATCGCTATCAGTATAAGTACCTGACGTGCCATCATAAATATAAAGTTCCAATTCTGCTCGGTCTAATACAGGCATAATTAGTTGCTATTAAATTGTATAAAAAAAGGACTCCTTGCGTTTATTCTCATCTTAGCTTAGTATATCGGTTGAACATCCCTGCACCAAATCAAAGTAGGTTACATTGTCTCCTGAAACTGTAGGAAACCCAAATGTGTAGTTATTTACAGGTGCTACACATATATCTACTGTACTGCTTGGTGCTAAAAAATGTGTTATTTCTTGGTTGCCATCATAGGCAATGTAATTTATTAATGCGGTTTCTGTTGTACTATGGTTTGTAACTCTATAATTTTTTTGATAGGCTATTATTGTAGTTGCTGGTTGTAAAACTTGTTTATAACAATAAGCCTCATAGCTTGTCCCACTTGGTGGTAAAAAGTTAGCCGAATCGTATGTAACCAACACATATAAGTTTCTTAATGTATCAACAGGTACAGTACCAAAACTACTCGGCTCTATACTATGAAGTGTACCTACGCTTACTGTTGGATTTGTAATAGTACCATCTGCTGCTATTGAAAGTCCTGTAATCTCTGTATCTGCACAACTAAAGTTTTGCAACACTACAGGTGGAGCAGGTTCTTGGTGTTCTATAAAGAATGGACTTCTTGCTTTAATCATTTTTTAATGCTATAAAATCTTCAATGTCTAATGCAAACTTTTCTATTAGTTCGTCTGGTAGTTTTAGCACATTTGTTTCAAACGGTTTAGTAAAAAAGAAACTTGCCCTTAACCCCTTTTCGTATATACTTTTAGCCAACAAATACCTTAAACTCTTTCTGCCAATAAACCTACCCTGCTCATCCCTTGTTCCCTTAATAGACTTTTTAACCATCCACTTATCAAGGGATTGTGGAGGTATGCTTTTAAATCTGCCTGAATACTTAAAAGGACTGTTCTTACTTTTAGAATACGTTGATTTACTTCCCTTTACACCTAAGTCTTGGAATGCACCATAGTCCGCCATATAAAACTGCACCTTAAAGTCGTTTTCGGTTACGTCTAATTCATACCCTAAGCTACCCTCTAAGTCACCACTTGTAGAACCAGTAATAAACTTATTATTACGATGCCTTCTAAGGTTACCCTTTGATTGTTTTATAATACTTTTAGCAAATGCCTCTAAGGCTTGTTTTGTTTGTGCAAAGGTCATCAGCAAACTGTCATATCATTAACCGCCATAACGCTAAACGTTGCAGTCCAACCTGCTAACTTATTTTCAAACCTATCTATAAACGGTTCACAAGTAACATCTTCCTGTACTTGGTATTTGTCTGTATAGCTATCCCCTCTTTGTAGTTCGTTTATTACCCTTGTAAGTAATGCAAGTTGTGTGTTTAGTACGTCCTGTTCGTTGTCGTTTCCTACAAAGGTATCTGTAACCTCATCGTTGGATATATCCACTATGTCCATTGCAAGAACAGAAATACTAAAAGTTGTGGTCTTAGTACCTACTACTGCATTGTTAACTATAATATGCGACAAAGGAAAGATACTCTGCTTATCTAAATCTACATCGTCAATACTTCCATAGGTAACCGTGTTTACAAATGGCTCTGCATTTAGTAGTGTTTTTAGTTTGTCTGTTACTTCGTAAAATCCTTTCATCTTTTCTTAATCATTGATTTCTCTAATTCTGTCTTTTCTTTTTCAAAAGCTAAATACATAAATGACTTGTGCATATTTAGTTTAGTAATGTTGTCGAATTGGGTAACATCTCCCTTAGCCAGTCCATAGATTGATTGATACCAACCCCACTTTCTTCCAAAGCTACTCGTTGCTGAGTAGTCAGATTCTCCCCCATCTCCTTCGCTAAATATTTCAGGGTAGTTTGTAACAACTCGTTGTTTAAACTGTAAAAAAAAACCAAGCAACCCATTACAACATCTAAAGGCGTGTCCTTGAACTTCTCGGTGTCCTCCTTTGCGGTGTATTCTTCTATTTGGTATCTATCGTCCTTTTTAAGTGTAACTGGTCTGTAAAGTACTGCCATAGCTTTGTGCATTGTTTCCCAATCTGATATGCTGCTATCAAGGTCTATGTACTCCCCTAAGGTAATGTCATCTAACTTTGGTATGAAACCGTACTCTACACCCTTTAAAGTAAATGTAGGTATTAGTTCTGTCTTTACGTTAAACATACTATTTAGGTCAGATACTATACTATTTACGTATTTGTATTTGATTCTTGCTATATCCTTTAAATCAAGTCTGCAGAATATCTCAACCATTTTGTGTAGTAAGAAGTTACTATTTTGATTGTCTACTGTGTTTAGCTTTTCAAACTTCTGGTATTGTTCTAATGTTATATCAGATAACTTTTCAGGTATGTATATGTCTATTTTCATAATCGTATATTAATACAATAAAAATACGACAAATATGTATAAAAGAAAAGGGGACATCTCTGCCCCCTAATCCTAAACAAACCAAATGAAAATCTATCTATAGGTTTCGTACATATACTTGTACAGTTCTTCTATCTTGTTTTCTAACTCTTTTGAGTTCTGTGTGTATTCTTCTTTTCCTACCTGTGTGTTTTTCTGTATCACAAGATGTATTTTTACTTTTGACTTATAACCACCTTGCGTAATAGGCTTTAAAACGACAAAGAATCCATTATTCCAGCACCACTTCTTGTGCAAGTATGGTCTCATAAAGTCGTTGTCTATCGCCATATCCAAAAAGCTATCTTAACAAATGCAAATATAGCTATGTAATATGCAAATGTAAGTATTGTAATATCTCTAATTGCTTTCTTAATGCGCTTCCTGTTTTGTTTAGCACAAATTTCTTTTTTAATAATAATGTAATCTTTCATTGTTTTATAATTTAAAAGGGGCATTGCTGCCCCCTGTTGTTTAAAAGTAGTAGTTAATTGATTCTTTTGCTGACCATCCTTTATTTACTAAATCTTTTGCAAAGTTTAATTTTTCTTGTAGATAGTCGTTGTGGATAAAACCTTGTTCTGTTAAATCTTTGTAAGGAAAGAATACCTTACCATTCATATCAACTTTACTTAGGTTTTTTAATTGTTTTGTTAATTCTTTCATTGTGTTATTGTTTTATGTTTATGATGCTAATATATAACCTTTTTTTTAATTAACAAATAATAAACAATTTATTTTTAATATACATAGTATTGTCCCCTGTGTGCGTTATTTAACGTATCTGTTAATACATACCTAAATGCATCTATGCAGTCAGGATGTTCTCCTGTTGGTTTTGGTAGCGTGTTACCATCTTTGTCTTTTGCCCATACATATCCTTGTAGTTCTCTTTTTAGATTCCTGCTTCTGCTTGTTACGTATATCTCGTTTTGGTTTATTAGGTTGATTCCAAAGTTTACACTATCCCTACCTTTTGTACAAGGGTAGATATTATGCCCATCCCTTCTAAGCGTTTCTATGGACTT